AGCAAGAAGCTGCCGCAATCACAAAAGCATCAAAAGCCAACATGGAAAAGGCTACAAATGAAGCTATACGAAGTATGGCTAGTTTTGGCAAAGCATTAACAAGTGGTGCTGAGGGCGGGTTTAGTAAATTTAGTAGCGGCATGGAATCAGCGTCCGGCGCTGTTGCTTCCTTAGCAAATAATTTTGGTCTGCTTGGAAAAGTTTTTGGCGGCATAGTACAAGTTGGTACTAAAGTAATCACAATGCAATTAAAGCAAGCTGATGATGCATTAAAAGCCAGTGATGAGATAAAGAAGTTAGGAAATGCCGGAGCACTGTCAACTAAACAAGTAATGGATATGGTGCACGGCGCTGGATTATCTGCTGCTGAAGCAGGCAAGTTAACCAATGCAATGAAGAAAGCCGGATCCGGAGTTATTGGATTAGGTGACAAGTTTGGTGACGGTGCTGTTGCTTTTGGAAAAATGGTTGCTGTCACCAATGAACAGCGTGAAGGATTCCAACGGTTAGGTATCAGCCAAGAAGAATTGATGGGATACCAGGGTGATTACCTAGCATTACAAAAAGCATCCGGAATGCAAATGTCAAAGCAAGGCAAATCCGGTGAGGCCCTACAAAAAGCATCATTGGATTATACCAGAAACTTAGTGGAGCTTTCTAATATTTCTGGTAATGATCTTGCAACTACACAGCAAAACATAAAAGCTGAAAAAGAGCGGTATGAATATGTGCTTGCTAATACAATGCAGCAACGGGAAATTGATAGAGCTAATGCTTCAGGTGACACAGCAAGAGCAAAACAATTAACAGAAGAAATGGAAGCTAGAGATAAATTAATAAAATCTACATCTCAGTATCTAAGTGAAAGTGATAAAGCCGGCCTAGCGATGTTTTTAACTACAGGCTCATACACGGAGGCATCAGCTAAATTTGCTACTGCCGGTGTTGATATGGAAGGCTTCAGAGAAAAAATCAAAGCCGGCAAAGATGTTACTGCTGAATTTCAACAGGCAATGAAAGATGCAACCGGTAGACAAGTAGATCAACTTGGAACAGCGGCGTTATACAATGCTTCTTTAAGAGATAGTACATTACTCAATACAAAAAATCTTCAAACTCTTAATGCCAGAATAGGCATAGATGAAGCACAATTTAAAAAGGATGCTGAAGCAAAGGCTCTGGCCCTACAAAATGGCACAAAGGCAGACACTGCCGAAAACGCCAGAAATATAGCAACTACAGCCGCAATCGTAACCACTGTAGCATTTGATAAAATAGTACAAGCAACTAATCCTTTAATCAGCGGGTTTAATGATGGATTGGGAGCAGCTACATTGGCATTGACAGCATTGGCTTTGGCCAGCACCGCAGCATTAGCAGGAAAAGCAATGGGCGGCGCCGCTGCTGGTGCTGCTGGTGCTGTTGGTGGTGCCGGCAAACTAGCAACAGGTGCCGGTGTATTAGCTGCGGGCGCTGGCGGTTTTGCATTTGGCACGATGCTTAACGATACATTCAAAATTAGTGATAAAATTGTAGATGTGTTGATGTCAAGTACAGACAAAAAAATAGAGGAAAGTATAAAAGGCGCACCGGCAAAAGTGGCTGCAGAGCCGATAGCAATGGGTAATGAAGGTAGAAGAACTCCAGGTGCACCTACAGCGGCTACTGCACCAGTAGCAATGGGCAATGAAGGTAACAGAACTGCTAGGAAAAGTGCAACGCTAACTCCCCAACCACCGGAAGGCGCGGGGGCGGTAGAAGCAACAAAAACAATTTCTTTGGGTAGCATATTAAAATTTGGAACAGGCTCGGGCACTCAACAAAATTTTGAAGGATTAACACCTGCAATAAAAGAGGCTGTAATTGCAGCCGCTACTGAATATAATGCGGCTACTGGAAGTAAGTTTATGATTAATAGTGCTAAACGAGATCCGGAAGATCAAAAAAGATTATGGGATGAATCAGTTGCAGCCGGTAGACCAGGCAAGGGCCCAACAGGAATGGCTATCGGTAAGCCAGGAAAAAGTTTACATGAAAGAGGTGAAGCAGTTGATATTCAAAACTATAAAGATCCAGCCGCAGTTGCTGCTCTTAATAAACAAGGACTATCACAAAAAGTACCCGGAGATCCGGTACACTTCCAAGCGAGGAACGGGGGTGTAGTAGACGGCCCTATGTCAGGTTATCCGATGGCGGCTACATTCCATGGAAATGAAGCAATAATCCCATTAAATCCTGAATCAATTATTACTAAGTTATTAAACACTAGTGAAGCACAACTCAATAAAGAAATGAATAATAACACTACTAATAATACCTCTACTGATAATACTAGCCAAATTATGGCAGATTTGTATGCAATGATGTCAGCTAAATTGGATTCAGTCATTGATAAATTAGCGAATAGTAACGACACCCAAGAAAAATTATTAATGTATTCTAGGGTTTAATACTAAATACATTAGTGTAGTTCGCGGCTGGCCGGCCCAACTACACTATGATTTAAAAGGAATCACAGCAATGATATTTAGCAAAAAAAATCCACCCGAAGGATATTATGTTTATGCCTATCTAAGACCAGATGGCACACCTTATTATATTGGTAAGGGTAAAGGAAAACGTGCTTGGACTAAGCACAAAGGTGAAGTACACCCTCCAACAGACCTTTCACGTACTGTAATTTTAGAAGCTAGCATACCCGAAGATGCCGCATTTACCCATGAAAAAAATCTAATAGAAGCATATGGTCGTAAAGATATAGGTACAGGAATATTACGAAATAAAACTAACGGTGGCGATGGTACCGGGGGTTTAGTACAAACAGTAGAAAGAAGACAAGCCCATAGTAAACTAATGAAAGAACTTATGAAGGGATCCCCTTCTCCCATGGAGGGTAAACAACAAACAAAAGAACATGTTGAAAAACGAATGAAAGCACATATTGGTACGTTGCGTTCAACAGAAACATGTAATAACATTAGCAAAGCAAGAATAGGAGTATCCACCCCTCATCCTAAAATAACTTGCCCTCATTGTGATAAAACAGGGGGTTCAGCTAATATGAAAAGATATCATTTTGAAAACTGTAGAATAGATAAATAATAACATGTCATACAAAAAACGGTTTACAAATAAAAGTGGTATCTCTAGTCCCATAGGTGGTGGGAATAGCAACACCGGTGCATGGAACGGCAGTCCAGGACAGAATGGTTCAAGTACCGGTGGCTGGAATAATCATGAAATGGGTTATAAAAACTACATGAGTAGACTCCCGGAAGTATATACAGGTCACCCAAATCGCATTGAAAGATATAATAGTTACGAAATGATGGACGTGGATGCGGAAATTAACGCCTGTTTAGATATCATTTCAGAATTCAGTACACAGAAAAACGAACACAATGATACCCCATTCAATTTAGCATTTACTGATGATCCAACTCCACACGAAGTAGAATTGCTAAAAACACAATTACAACAATGGTGTAAACTAAACGAATTTGGAACAAGAACATTCAAAATCTTCCGTAATACAATCAAGTACGGAGATCAAGTATTCGTCCGAGATCCAGAAAACTTCAAACTATACTGGATTGATAATACTAAAGTAATCAAAGTTATTGTTAATGAAAGCGAAGGCAAAAAGCCAGAACAATATGTTATCAAAGACATTAATATAAATCTACAGAATCTTACTGTAGCACAGAAAACTAACTCAGACTTTGCTGCCAATCCAGCAACAGGCTTGGGTGGTACAGGTGGAGGTTCAGGCGGCGGGGGCGGTGGTGGATATACTGTTCCAAGTATGCCCTACAATACTACTGGATCTCGTTTTACATTAGGACAAAGTGAATCAGCAATTGACGCTAAACACATTGTTCACTTGAGTTTAACTGAAGGATTAGATAGATTCTGGCCATTTGGTCAATCAATACTAGAGAACATTTTCAAAGTTTATAAGCAGAAAGAATTACTAGAAGATGCGGTTCTTATCTATCGTGTACAACGCGCACCAGAACGGAGAATGTTTAAGATTGACGTTGGAAATATGCCAAGTCATTTGGCCATGGCTTTTGTTGAGCGTATTAAAAATGAGATTCATCAAAGACGAATTCCTAGCACCAATGGCGGATCAGCGATTGTGGATGCTAGTTATTCGCCACTTTCAATGAATGAGGATTACTTCTTTCCAGTAACAGCAGACGGCAGAGGAAGTAGTGTTGAAGTATTGCCAGGTGGACAAAATCTTGGTGAGATTGATGACTTGAAATACTTCAATAACAGATTAGCCCGTGGTTTGCGTGTACCAAGTTCATATTTACCATCTGGTCCTGATGACAACACTACCCCAATGAATGATGGTAGAGTTGGAACAGCAATGATACAAGAGTTCCGTTTCAATCAATATTGCGAAAGATTACAGAAATACTTGAGTCAAAAGTTAGATGAAGAATTCAAGTTATTTCTGCGTTGGAGAGGTTTCAATATTGATAGTGGATTGTTTACATTAGAATTTAATCCACCACAAAATTTTGCAGCTTATCGTCAAAGTGAATTAGATACATCAAGGGTAAGTACTTTTGCTAGTATGGAAGCATTTCCTTATATTAGTAAACGCTTTGCACTAGAACGATTTTTAGGATTAAGTGAAGAAGAAATTAATAAGAACGAGAAAATGTGGCGCGAAGAAAACGGCAAAGATGCTGAGGTTGAAGCATCAAGTAGCGATTTACGCAATATTGGTGTTAGCGCCGGTGGTATTGATAGTGATTTAGAAACTGCTGAAGGTATTGAAAATAACCCAGAAGAAGGCGAACAACCAACTGGACCAGAAGTAGTAGGACCAGTAGGCAACACTGCCGGTGGACAGCCAGCCCCAGCAGATACCGGACTGTAAGATAAATAGTATATCGGAAACTAAACTGAAATTAATGGAAATGTTTAATCCTGCGGTTGAAGGCTATCAAGATTTAGCTGCTGATAACTCTAGGCCAAAGTGGAAAGAAAGCCGCAAAACAAAACTAACACTAAGACAGATTCGTAAACTTAGAAAAATGTTAGATGTTAGATCGTTTGAAAAATCAAAATATATCAAAAAAGTACATGAACAATATGGTGTAAAGCCAGAATCCGTACCTCAATAGAGTAAAACTCTCTATCTCTCCTATTAATGCAAAAAATGCTATCTTATTAAGCATTTTTTAATTGTATAGCATAAGTACAATACACAAGCCATTACTTAGGAGAAACAAACAATGGACCACAAAAAATTTGAACAACTTATTGATTTGATTATCAATGAGAATGAAGAACAAGCCCGTGTATTATTCCATGATATCGTAGTTGAAAAAAGCCGCGAAATCTATGAAGATATAATGTCCGATGAAATGGATGAAGGCATGGGCGGCCAAGTAGGCCAGATGATGGATGAAATCTCTGCCGAAGAAGAAGGCATGACCGAAGCAGAAGATGAAGAAATTGATTTTGATGACGAAGGTGATGACGATATCGTTGATATTGAAGCCGATGGTGACATGGGTGATGAAGCCGAAGGCACAGAAGATCGTCTAGTAAGCATTGAAGATAAGTTAGACCAATTGATGGCTGAATTTGAAGAAATCATGGGCAATGGTGATGCTGATATGTCCGATGACGAAATGGGCGACGGCGATGACATGGATATGGGCGATGACGATGACATGGATATGGGCGATGACGACATGGCTATGGGTGATGACGATGAAGCTATGATGGAAGCAATTACTTTGAAGAAAGTTTCCGTAACTCACGGTGACAACGGTGTTCAAACAAGAAGCACAAGTCTACAAAACAGCGGACAAGCTGGAATGGATAGTCGTCCAGTTAAATTCAGTGGCGCTAGTGAGGCAGTTCCTACAGGCCCTAAAGGCGCTAGTAACTTCTACTCAAAAGGCGAAGGACAAGTAAAAGGCGCTGGTTCATTTAAAAACGCTCCAGCACAAAACAACGCTGACTTAGAAAAGGCTCCGGCTCCATCAAAGTCACAAGCTAGCGGTACAAACACTAAAAGCCCTGTAGCTGAATCACGCAAGCCAGTTAAGCGTATTATTAAGTAAGGAATCTGAGAGAATGGCTTTGTCTTATCTGATAAAAATAAATGAGTAATTACGGTAAATTTGCATTTAGGGGTTATTACAATGGTCAATTTTTGCGATCATATAATGAATTCCTATATGCAGTAAACCTAGAATTCATTGAAAAGAAACAATTTATTGTCGAGCCCTTTTCGCTACATTCTACTATTACTGACAAAAGAAAAATTCCTGATTTTTTAGTATTTACTGATGAAACGGATTATCACTTAGTAGAAATTAAAGGTAATGAGAATTCTAATATTGACACTATAGTTGATTACGCTACTAACCAATATGAATTGGGGGGATTATCAGTTAAATTTGTAAACATTAATCAGAAGAATATGAAGTCAAAAATTATCGGCAATATAGGGATAGTCAAATTTTCGGCAATGGATAAGGAATACAAACAGCAAAGAGATATGAAATTTTATACAGGCTTTTCTGGTGAAAAAAATCCAATGTTTGGTCGCCGCGGAGATAATAATCCAAATTTTGGAAAGAAGAAAACTGAAGAACAACGGGCTAAATCTAGCGGAAAAAATAACGGAATGTTCAACAGAACTCATTCTCTTGCTGCTCGGGAAAAAATTGGATTAAAGTGGCAAGATGCAAAAAAATCAAAAAGCATGCTTTTGGCAGGACTTACTACTTGTATACTGAAATTAACGGTTGAACAACAAGAAAATTATCTTAGCTATGTTACTTCATCATTAGATAATAAAATAAAAAAACCAGCGTTTGTAAACAATTATATTTCTGTATCTGACAATAAAATAAAAAAATATTTCAATGATTCTAAAATAGATTTTTTAGAATTTGTAGAAAGAATCGTATGTCAAAAATAATATTACAAGAGTACATAAGTCCGTCTTCCGCAAATAGTAAAATATTCATGGAAGATGGGACAGATGCGTTTGGTGAAAAAAAGAAACATTGTTATATGGAAGGTATTTTTATTCAAGGGAACATAAAAAATGCCAATGAACGTATTTACCCCACTGATGAGATTGCTCGTGCAGTAAAAACTATACAGGACCAGTTAAAAGATAATTACTCAATATGCGGGGAAATTGATCATCCTGATGATCTTAAAATTAATCTAGACAGAGTTAGTCATATAATAATTGCAATGAAAATGGATGGAAATGACGGAACAGGTAAACTAAAACTATTACCAACACCAATGGGAGAACTTGCACAAAAAATGTTGCAAGCCGGGGTAAGATTGGGTGTTTCTAGTAGAGGTAGCGGAAACGTAGATGATTTTACTGGCAAGGTAAGTGACTTTGAAATAATTACTGTGGATATCGTAGCCCAACCCTCGGCACCGGCAGCATACCCCAAGGCAGTATATGAATCATTGTTGAATATGAAGTACGGACATAATTACATCGACAACCTTAAAGGAATGAATTTAGCTAGTGATAGTAAAGTTCAAAAATATATTGTTGAAACTGTCACCGGAATAATTAAGGATATGAAATTATGATATGTGTAAAAAATAATAAGGATGGATGGAAATTCATTCCTAAAACACTCGTAGCAACGGAGACAAACGTGCAATTAACTAAAGGGGAAAACAATGTTTG